CATTCGAAGCATACTCCATCGTATTACTAAGGGACCATCATCTCTGACCGAGGTATAAATATATATGTATACCATGTTAATAGGAATCGATTATTCAATAACTTGTCCTTGCTTATGTTTGTTTGATGAGCGTAAGGAATTCAAGTTTAATAATTGTTTTTTCTATTACCTTACCAATACTAAAAAATATGCTGATAAGATTGCACCAAATATTACTGGTGAATCATTTCAAGAATATGTACAAGATGTAGATAGGTTTGACACTATATCTCAATGGGCAGTAAATCTTTGTATTGGTGCTGCTGATGTTGGTATGGAAGGTTATGCATACGGTGCTAAAGGTAGAGTATTTAATTTAGCTGAGAACATGGGTCTTCTTAAATACAAGCTCTATAAACAAGCTATTCCTGTAACCATCATTGAGCCAGCCAAAGTAAAGAAATGCGCTACAGGCAAAGGTAACGCTGATAAACAGGTAATGTATGAGACCTTCAGCAAAGAAACAAACACAAATTTGTTATCAGTGTTTAATCAGAAAACTTTAAACAATCCTGTTACAGATGTTATTGACAGTTATTATGTTTTAAAGGCTTTGATAGAATCAAAAATTTAAAATACACTTCCATTACGGAAATCTGTAGAGCGATCTAAGCGTTCATGAAAACGCTTTGGAACTTGACCATTAGTCTTGATTCGATCCATAACTTCTTTCCATGCACCACCCATAACCTTTGTTGGTGACATGGTAGAATCTACGGCAACAGCATTAGCCTGTAGACTCCAGTTTTTTTCAATTTTCTTTTTCTTGCACTTTGGGCAAGGCTTTTTCATTGGCTTATCATGATCTTTCATGAGGTGAGTTTCATCAAATGTATGATCACAGTTTAAACAGATGTACGAATAATTAGGCATTCTTTTGTTTCCTAAAGGTAATTAGCATAGATTCAAACAAGAAACCATACGATGGTTCTTTTGGTTTATTTTTTAGTTCCATTTTTGCTTCTTTTAAAGTTTTGCTTCCTTTAGAAAGATTACATTTTTTACATGAGGTAACCATATTAATCCAAGAGGAGGATCCACCTTTACATTTAGGTGTAATATGATCTATGGTTGCATTATCATTATGTAAAGTAGTTCCACAATATTGACAGCAATAACTGTCTCTTCTAAAAATATTTTTACGAGATGGTGGAGCTTTTCTATATGGTAATTTTACATAATACTTTAAAATTAAGACTTTGGGAATTTTAATAATTTTAGAGATTGAAACAACTTCATGGCAATCTTCGTCAGATACATCCCAATAGACTTTATCACGAATCAATAATTTAAAGGCTTTCCCAATAGTAATAATATTGAGTGGGCTGCTGTCTTGGTTTAACAAGAGAACCTGTTTATTCATGCCTTTTAAGTATTTATGAAAGTCTAAATATTTGATAACCATGGATATTAAACAAGATAGACAATTATATTGGGAAGTCAAGCAATTCTTACACGGAACCCCTAATACGGCTCCTCCTCCAGTAAAAACTGCTTCATTACGCGATGTCGCAGCCAGTGTAATGAATGAAAATAAACCATTTAGTCAAGCAAAACCATCAAGTCATTCAAATGTTTTTGATGCTACTGGTTCAATGCTAGATGCAATGAAGTCTTTAGAAGCTAAAAATAATCCTGGACATATTGCATATACAAAGAATGGTAGCACTAATCCATTTACTTTGAATGAAGCACAAACTCGACAGAATAAAGTGGATGACTACAACCAAAATTATATTGTTGGTGATCCTAGATTTGGAACCCCATCTGCCCCAACAATGCCAGCAGATGGTATATTAACTGGTCGAGATGGAAGAAACGTAGATTTAAAAACGAGTCAATTCGGCAGTACTGTTGGGGGAGCTGATTCCGAAAATCAAATAAACCCAGCAATCAATGCTCAAAGAGAAGAAAACCGCTTTAATAGTCGACCCGATGCATATGTTCCTATGGGAGAACTGCGGTCAGGTGTTGCCAATACTGGTGCAGTAATTCCATCTCTTAGTCAACAAGCAAACGCACCACAGGCTCCATACCAACCTGCTGTTCCATATGAAAAACAAAATCGTCCTGCACCAGCACAAACAGAACGTACACCGAATTTTTATGGTGATGCAGATCCAGTAAAAAGAGAAGAAGCTAGACAACAACGTGATGCCGATACAAGAAATGTTGCTTTAAATACACCTGTTCCACAAACAACTGCTGCCGGAACACTTCCTCCTGTTGGAACAAATAGTAGAAACCTCCCATCATCTACAGCCACAGAAGTAGCTCAAGAAGCATCCGCATCTGCAGGAGAAGCTCCTAGAGCAAGAGATAAGGGGCGTGATGGGTCCACTCCAGTAGATTCGGATAGGTATGCTCGTGGTCAAGCATTTAAAGCGGAGCGTGAAAAGAATACTACAGTAGATGCTAGAAAGTCTGGCGGTCAAAAGCCTAAAAGTGCAGGACAATATCGTGGTGGTTCAGCTAGTCCACAGAGTCAAGGAAAACCAACACTTCAATCTACAATGGCACAACAAAATCAAACAGCCACCTCGGGTAGTTTAGGACAAATGGGTGCAGTACAAAATACATCATCTACGGCTCCTGGTGGTTTTCAAGGTTCTGTATTACCATCATTAACTCCACTGGCTTCTCCTCGTACAAGTAAAACTACTGAATTTAAATATTCTAGTGGGTCGCGTTTAGCTTAAGGATCTTTTATGCTTAAAAATAAATTAGTAGAACAAATTTTATTAGAAAGATATGAGATTACAGAGCAAGTTTCAGAAACAGCTCCGGAAACAACACCAGAAACAGCCAATTCTTTTTTAGATGATGTAGCTAAACATGGTATGGATAAAGCAGTGGAAATAGCTATTGGAGCTGGTATAGCTATTCCAGCATTGATATCTTTAGTTCCAGACCTTAAAAACTTTTTCTTTGGTTCTTATAGACCTAGTAAATCTACTTCAGATGTTTTACTTTCAAAAATTCCATCTATGATTAGTCAAGAATCTTTAAAAACTCCAAGACTTCAACGAGTTAAAGATTTTGGAAGTGCTGAAGGAAAAAAGATTGCATCTTAATAATTCTGTGATATAATATTCTTGTGACAATATATAAACAATTCAAACATAATATTAATGAAACTACCGATTCATTAACAGAAATACAAAAATCCGGTAAGCGTTTCTATAGTACTCCAGATGGTGAGTTTCCTAGTGTAACCACTGTTGTTGGCTATGGCAAGCAAAACTTTTTTGCTGAATGGAGAAGAAAAAATCCAGAAGAAAGCAGAAGAGTTTTAGCACGTGGAACTAAATTTCATTCTATTATCGAATCTTATATTAAAAATGAAGACATAGATATGGAAAATATGTTTCCAAATTTTAAGGTTTTGTTTAATTTATTAAAACCAGCACTGGATAATATTGACAATATTGCCGCAATTGAAACTCCTCTATGGTCTAAAATTTTAGGACTTGCTGGGCGAACCGATTGTATTGCAGAATATAATGGTAAACTTTCTATTATTGATTTTAAAGCCAGTACCAAAGAAAAAAGAAAACAAGATGTAGAAAGTTATTTTCTACAGGCTACGGCATATGCTTTAATGTATCAAGAACGAACAGGTGTAATTGTAGATAATTTTGTTATTATGATTGCATGTGAAGACGGTTTATGTCAGGTCTTTGAAGATAATCCTATTAAGTATGTTAAAAAACTTAAAAAGGCTATAGACCATTATAGGAGTGAAGTTGGAATATATTAATATAACCACACCACAGGAAGCAGTCAATCAAAAAGGATCCAGATATTGGATTCAAATGAATGATAATTCTCGAGCTAAAACAGCAAGAGAAAATTTTGTTAATCAATATGGTGGTTTCTTTAGATTAGAAAAAAAGATATGGATTTGGGTCTCGCCTGTACAACAACAGAATGGCTATTGGTTAAAAAATATTCATACTGAAGAAAAGGTGTTCTTTTCCAATATGGCTGAATTTGCCAAATCCCAGGGTATGACATCTGGTAAAATTTGTGAACTATTAAATGGAAAAAGAAAAACCTATAAAGGTTGGACTGCCGTAGAATTAAGACCTGTAAAAGATTCGGTTGCACAGCATGTGAAAGCAAAAGAAGTTAAAAAGAACCTTATTGCTGTTCCAAAAATAGTAAATTTGCAAAATATAGACACTAATGAGGTTATTATGGTAACTAATATTAAACAATTTGCTAAAGAAAATCGTATATTTCCAGGTAGTTTGTATAAATTGGTAAATGGAAAAGTCAAAACTGTAAAGAATTTTAAACTTCATACCCCATTTTCATAACATAGGGTTATTTTAGTTCATAAATATTTTAAATGAACTTTAAACAATTACTTCAACTCATTGTAGAAGAATCTCGAGAAAAAGGCGATTCCTTCAGAACTACTGGTGAAGCCAAGAGTGCTGATAAGCGACAGGGATCCTCTGGAGATGAAAAAGCTAAAGATGCAGCAAGAAAGCGCGATTCACGTGCTCGTGAAATTCCACGTGATAAAAAATCAAAACCCGAATTAGTTAAAGAAGTTTTATTGGTTCGTACCAAAAGTGGTAAAATTCAATTAATTTTTAAAGATTCGTTTAATAAACAACAACACGAAGATCTTACTCGAGGTGAACAAATTACTTTGGAAGATGCTAAAAAAGCAGCAGCTGATCCAAAATTTGAACAAACACGAGCATCCAAACTTCTTTTAGGCGATACTAAATCCAAAGGTGGTAGTGCAGAAAAGAAACAAAAGAAAGAAGAAACTAAATCTTCTAAAGACTCCTCTTCCAAAAAACCAGAAGGAAAAAAAGAATCCAAAGGCGATAGTGAAGAAGAAAAACCCCGCAGACTTTCTAAACAAGAAATGTTCAACGCAATGGGTCAAATGTCAGCAGAACAACTGGCTGGACTAGATCCTGAAATGCGGGACGACTATTTTAAGAAACTTCGAAATCCTCCGAGCAATCAGGATTTTGATAACTATACATTTGAAGGTATTAGTGCGAAATTTGGTATCAGTCCAATTTCGTCTTTACCATTTAATCAACAGGTATTAAATGCCATCTTGTTTTTAAGTAAACTTAAAGTTGGAGCCGGTGAACAGGAAATGCAAACTTTTGCAACCTTAAATCCTGGCTCCACTGATTTTACTAAAAGAGCATATCTTCAGGCTAGTAAGATTTTATCACAGGTTGGAGATGAGTGTTTAAACAATCTTCTTTCTGCTGCTGAAGGTAATGACAAGCAAGCTTACACTGAAGGTTCGGTAGACATGAAGTGCGGTGATTATAAATTCAAGATTGAGGCTGGTGGAGAATTTACAGTTTCAACTGATAAACTTAATCAAAGTAATAAATTATTTAAAGGGCTACTTTCTACAGCTCTTAATACTGCTTTTGCTAATCCAGAACTGTTAAAACAGGATCCTGGTGTTAAAAAGATGCTTGGTGTAATAGATCAAAAAAGCGCAAAGGTTTCTAAAGTCCTTATCTCTGCTGAATCATTACCAACAATTCTTCAAAATGAAAAGTATGTTAAAGAATTACAGAAAACTCCTGTGATTTTAGGAGATGGTACAGATGCTGGTATGGTATTGGATAAAGAAGGAAATCTTAATCCTGCAGCATCACTTGAAAACTATACAACAGAAATTCAAAAATCCAGTAAGCAGTTATTTAAAAAGGATATGGATACTGGAAAATCACCATTAGGTAATTCTATTGCTAATACCATTCTTCGATCTTATTTACGTGGTGATGGTTTAAAGAAACCAGAAGCTCAACCAAATCATTTAGTAACGGCAAACGGTATCTTTGCCTTGAGTGATCAATACATTGGTGAAATTTCAAATAATGCTGTATTAAATGTTAAACCTTCTACTAATCCTATTGATGCTCAAAATGTTTCTAATTACAAATCAAAGTCTATAGCTGATTTGAAAAAATGGAGAGCTTTGATTGAAGAAAAGAAAGTAGAAAAAGAAAAGGCTCCATCATTAAAACAAATGATGATTCAAACTAATACAATCAATCCTATGGATGTTGTATCACAGTACATGCAAGCCAATATGGATTTTGAATTCAATGCAAGTTTGATTCCTGGATTTAAACCAGATGATATCAATTCTATTGAATACAATTATGTTCGTATTGGAAAGAAAGTAATTAAGATTCCTGTAGTGCGTGCAGACCGATTGTCAAACCAATTGATGGGTGAAACCTATATCTTCTTAAACAATTTATTGGTTGAATCATTATCTAATAATTTTGTTTTATCAAGTTTGGTTAAAGTTAATCTTTTAACAAATCAAGAAGCAAGCCTTATTGAAAATCAAAATATTTTAACAGAAAACAAGAATGAAAATGTATTAAAAAGTCTTTTAGCTGGAATGGTTTTCCGTGCATCAGAACACCCATTTAAAATCTCCTTAATTGAACAGATAATTTCTGAAGAAGCCAAGCGAGATTACAAAATGGAATACCGTAATTATCACGGTAAACCAAAACAAAAAAGAGAACGTGCTGCACGAACTCGAGCCAGAGAGTTGATGAAGAAAAAGGGTCGTGCTAAGGTTGGAGATGGTAAAGATATTGACCATAAGAAACCAATACGTTCGGGTGGATCAAACGGTATAAATAATCTACGTGCAAGAAGTAAGTCATCTAATCGTTCCGACAATGGTCATCATAAAGGTGAAAAACAAAATCACAACTGGAAATGAATAAAAAGCCTATCTTTATTACTCGTGGAATCACTCAAGAAAAGTCTACTGATACTAAATTTATCGTAGAAAGTTTTGGACGTGTCTTTAAAATGAATTTTGCTTCTGTTGAAGCAAAAGATCTTCATCCATTTGATGTTATCATAAATGAAAGTGGAGAAGTATTTGAGATTGATGCAATTGAAATTAATGAAGGCATTTATAAAGTATACATGACAAGTGACACAAATGAAGAGTTGTCTGAAGACTTTACACCAGATACTACAATGGGTCTAGTTAATAATTTTAAAGATATTGATTGCGTTGAGTATGATGAATTATTGGAACTACATGAAGATACCAATAAAAAAGTAAAACTTAATAAAATCATGCAAGGTGATGTTAAAAAGTATAAAGTCTATGTAAAAAATGATAAAGGTAATGTGGTTAAAGTAAATTTTGGTGATCCAAATATGGAAATCAAAAGAGATAACCCAGAACGTAGAAAAAATTTCCGGGCTAGACACAATTGTGATACTCCGGGTCCTCGTTGGAAAGCAAAATATTGGGCATGCAAAACCTGGAGTAATAAATCTGTTACTGCAATGTTAAAGGAAAACTTAGAGAAACCTAAAAGCGATATTAGAAAAAAGGTTGAAAAATTGGTAGTGGATGAAACATTAAATTCATTGAATAAAATTGTATATAATCCCAATTTATATGGTCGCTTAACAAAATTTAATTAAAAGAATACCTAAATAAAAGGAACACCATGAAATTTAAACAACTATTAACCAAAATTCAAAGTTTACAAGAAAATGCACCTGAAGCCACCTTTGGTGGTGGTCTCTTTATCGGAGATCCACAAGGTAAGTTTGGGGCAAGTGCCTTGAGTAACAAAGGTACATTCAATCTTAAACTACCACGGTCTATTGATGCTATAAATGCCATGTTACAAGCATTTTCTGCAAAAGACTATGTTGACCCTGATGAAGTCTTGGGTGTTATCAAACAAAAATTAAGCCATTTTGGTTTTGATTTTGAAATGAAAACTGCACTTAATGATGGTGATAATATTTTCCAACTTGTTCAGTATGGTAGCCCACAATTGGGTGTATATGGTCAAAATCCATATGATGATGTCAATAAAATGGGCTTCAAACAAGGCGATGGAATCAAAGAAAAGCTTGGTCATTCTTTAGATCTTCTTGTTAACATTCAACGTGGTTCTAATATGTTAAGAAAGTTAACAGTAATGATTATTCCTGCTGATCCAAACAGCATTCGTGACGTTGATAATGGAGTAACCCCAGACTGTGGCTGCAATCACTAATTTAATGGAACATTCTGAATTATTAACAGAAGAGAACTTTCTCTCTTTTTGTAAGAAATATTATTTTAATTCAGAATGTTCTGGAAAAAATGAATTTATTGATGATTTAAAGAGAATTAAGTATATTAAAAGACTTATTCAAAAAATTCATAAGCATAAAACATTAAAGTCAATTCGTGAACGCCTTATATTAAACCATCTGATTGTCTTTAAAAATGTTTTTGGTGATACCAATGCTTCTCGTATTTTATTTTTTAGCCTAGAACCCAGACTTCATTCATATTTGAAGTCTTTTTTAGTATACCTGGAATTTAATATTGGAATGATACAAGAAACTGATTATAAACTTCTGAATACAGATGTACGAGTTGATAGAAAACTGTATTTGATGGACCGAGGCGAATAAACCTTGGTCTTTTTTCTAAATATTTGATATGAACTACGGATCTATTGTACCCTCTTTTTATTTTTATAAATTTGCAGAGGCAGTAACACAGCCATATACATCCTTTTCCGCGTACCGTGCTGGTAACATTGATGAAAAAGGAAATCTACTTAAACCAGAAAGTAGCATTGATACCTTTGAATATTTTGTAATTAAATTAAAAAAAATATTTGAGCAATTACCATATGGTGTAACCAAATATCAATTGCAAAATTATGTTTCCACATTAAATTTATTTGCTGAAGAAGCAGAACATTTCAATATTACTTCCGAACAATTTCATGGTTTAATGGAAGGTTTGATCTGTGTAGAATGTAATACCTCGACAAGTTATCTTGAATTATTAGAGGACATGTCTGCAGGAGGAATGGCTGTAGCCGGTGATTCACCGGGATACAATCAGGGAGGGGTTTCTGGTATGGATCCTCCTATGGTGCCTCTGCAACGAAGAAAACAATCAATCAGTACAGACCCCTACCATATGTTTGATGTGTCTGTTACCGATTATGAAAGGATTGTAGGAAACAAACTTTCTGAAATAGATTACCTACGAAGATTTGGTGCACGCAACCCAAATTCTACATTAACTGTTCGTGAACCAAAATCTGGTAAAACATATACAGTACCTAAAAAAAAGCAATTGAAAGAGAATATAGATCTCAATCCATCTAATTCTGATTTGAATAATGATGGTAAGACAACATCATCCGAAATCGTGAATGATGCAAAGGACGGTATTATTTCTAATAATAAAGAAAACGAGAAAAAAGAAATTCACATGTTGCATCATGTAGTAGAACATTTATCCCAACATGGTTTTGTTAGAAATGATGTTAAAAAAGAACATACAAAATTAAAAGAAAATGAATTTTCAATACATAGAGGAGCCGGTGGAAGAGATCTTGTAATAAATCATAATAAAAATTTAATTCCTATAGAATTAGGTTATACTACAGGACAAAGCCGGAAAGCTAATAGTGAATCATCTTATATTAAAAAGTGGATAAGTTATACAGATGAACATACTCCAGAGTTTAAATCACAATTTTTAAAAGCATTAGCAGGACACACTAAATTGGTTGGTTCTCTTATGGCGCAACAGTTTTCTAGAACCGAAGCAAGAACTAAAGCAAATGAGATGGCACATACTGGGTTTCAACACATTGGTGGAATGATGTTATTGGGAAACCATCATGGAATAGAACTAATTTCTTCTGCACCCCATGTAGATCATCCTGTATATAAACAACACGAAGCATTAGCAAAATCCATGGGATTGACTATCACTGGTCTCGCTAATCCATCTGATAATCGTATATCTTTTATTAGAAGTGGATTTAAGAGTAGAGTACAAACACCAGATTCGCCAAAACGTGGTGGATCATATGGATCTGAAATTAATATTCAAACAAAATATAATAGTGATCATCCAGCAGTTAAAAATGCAGGTGTCATTCGTATGACACCATTTAACTCTGAAAGTCATGATTCAACTTTAGAACAAAAATATCCAAAATAAGTAAAAATCCCCCTTTCGGGGGATTTTTTTATTCCTGAATAAATGTCTTACAACACTTAGGCTTTGTACAACCAGCATTTTGTCTGGCTTCTGTGATTACTCTGGTATTGGCATCATCCCAACCAGTAGCCCATTCTTCCCAATATACACTGGTAGAGTCATTCACATTTGATGCTCTTTCTGCACCACCCATACGTGCTGCATATCCTTTTTGATATGCTTCTCCGGGAATATATGTCATTGAAATTCTCCTGAATTATCTATTGGTTTAATAATAATTTGACTGAGTAACTTATCTAGTGCCTTGACATGTGCAAACTGTTCTTGAATAGCAAGGTATCCACGAATCTCAATAAGTTTAAAATACTCTTCTTGAGTAAATGGAGTTGTCTTAGGCTTATTTCTAATAGGTCTACGAGAATGCTTTGGTGGATTGTTTGGATTAAACTTATTTGGATTGGAGTATTTCTTTTTATCTTCTTTACTCCATTGATTCAAAATATCATCCATGTTAAGATAGTCCCGAAGACTGTCTGCAGGGTTCTCACCATTACGCATTTGATCCCACATCTTCTTAAATTCTGGACTTGTATTACCAAAGAAGAAGAATCCATCATGAGGATTGTTCTCTTCGCTGTCGTCACCATTTTGCCAATTTCTAAAATCGTTATGATCTGAATTTCCCATTAGTTTCCTTTAGACATCAAAAAATTGTTCGTAAACTTGCTTACCACGGTTATCGGTTACAGAGACAAAACGAACATGACGTTCGATTGAATCACTAATATTTATAGGATCTTTAGGACCAAACTCAATGGTCTTAATCCATGCAG